AGAAGGTGATCTAGATGCAGAAATGGACGACGAAGAAGGCGGCGAAAAGTCTGAAGAAGAACTTTTCCAAGACCTAGACTCTATCGTTGACGAACTACAAGCTAAATTCGACGAACTAAAAGGCGGTGATGACATGGGCGACATGGATGACATGGGCGACATGGGCGATGAAAAAATGAAAGACGACATGGATCTAGCCACTGTTCGTGAGTACGTTGAGAAAGTTGCACCTGCAAAAATGGGTGACAACGGCGCTAACGCCAAGTCTATCGTAGCTGGCAAGAATGATATGGGCGGTACAACTGCTAACATTCTCAGCGGCAAGAACGGTGCTCCTGGTTCAGAAACAGGTGAATTAAAAGGTTCAGGATTGCTAAAAGGCAAGCCAACCGAAGATAATGCTGGCAACATCAATGTCCCAGGCGGTAAAGCAGGTAATGCTTTCTCTAAGAAAGAGCCAGGACACGGTGCTGAAAAAGCTGGTGCAAAAGAATCACCAGACAACAAGCAAAGCCTTTTCCGTGGTCGTAGATAATAGGACTTGACAAAGGTGAAAACTACTCTATCAGAACATTTGAGTTTTGACCAGGCTAAGATTGTCTTGGAGCGCGATGAAGGCAGCGACGGTGGTAAGTCGCTGCATTTAAACGGCATTTGCATTCAAGGAGACATCCGTAATGCAAATCAGCGTGTTTATTCTTCTCAGGAAATTGGCAGGGCTGTCAAAACGCTCAATGAACAGATCGCTGGTGGCTACTCCGTTCTTGGAGAAGTTGATCATCCTCAGGATTTAAAAATCAATCTTGATCGTGTGAGTCACATGATAACCAAGATGTGGATGGATGGTCCTAACGGCTACGGAAAACTAAAAATACTTCCAACTCCTATGGGTCAATTAATACAGACCATGTTGGAGTCGGGAATCAAACTGGGCGTAAGCTCAAGAGGATCCGGCGAAGTAGACAGCGGTGGAAAAGTACAGGGGTTTGAAATTATCACTGTAGATATTGTAGCACAACCAAGTGCCCCCGGCGCTTACCCAACACCAGTATACGAACATTTAATCAATAACACAGGCGGTTACAAGGCATACCAAATAGCACAAGAAGTCCAAGGCGACCCTAAGGCACAGAAATACTTAGCAGAGAGTCTGAAAAAAATCATTTCAGGCCTCAAATAACAGTAGGAGAATCACATGCTAGACATCGTAAAACAATTGTTTGAAAACAATGTGATTTCCGAAGAAATCAAATCGGAAATTGAATCAGCTTGGGAAAGCAGAATTCAAGAAAGCCGTGATCAAGTAACTGCTGAACTACGTGAAGAATTTGCTCAGAAGTATGAGCATGACAAAGGCGCAATGGTAGAAGCTGTAGAAGCTATGCTAACAGATCGCTTACAGGCAGAGTTAGGTGAATTGGCAGAAGATCGCCAAGGACTTATCGAAGCCCGTGCCAAGTATGCTAAGAAAATGAAAGACGATTCCAAAGCAATGGAATCATTTATCTTTAATAATCTTAACAAAGAATTGGCAGAACTACACGAAGATCGCAAAACAGTTGCAAACAATGTAGCTAAATTAGAATCCTTTATTGTGGATGCACTGGCGAAAGAAATCGCAGAATTCCACACAGATAAGAAAGACCTAGCCGAAACTAAAGTAAAATTAGTACGCGAAAGCAGAGCTAAGTTTGACAGTCTCAAGAAAGATTTTATCACAGCAGCTTCCTCAAAAGTAGCAGAGACAGTACAGCACGGACTACGTTCTGAAATGACTCAGCTCAAGGAAGACATTGAATCAGCTCGCAGAAACGACTTTGGTCGCAGAATTTTTGAAAGCTTCGCCAGCGAATATGCAGCAAGTCATCTCAATGAAAAATCTGAAACAGCCAAACTTCTCAAAGTTATGATGACAAGAGAAGCTGAATTAGAGCAAGCAGCGAAGATGGTTGCAGAAGCACAAGATCAAGTAGCACAGAAAGAACGTGAACTACACGTCATCAAAGAAGGTAATCAACGCAAGGAAGTTATGAGCGAATTGCTGAATCCTTTGACAGGTGACAAGCGTGAGGTCATGAAGAGTCTGCTTGAATCAACACAAACAGAAAAGCTACGTACAGCTTTCGACAAATACCTACCAGCAGTAATGAATGGTGGAGCACCGGCGAAGAAAGTACTATCTGAAGGCAAAGAAATCACAGGCGATAAACAGGCACCACAATCCAGCGGTAAAGAAGAAAAAACCGCTGAGATATTTGACATCCGCAGGCTTGCGGGACTAAAAGTTTAAGGAGAACTATAATGTCACAATTACTCGAGTCACGCTGGTCGGAAACCAAAGAGGCACTGTTAGAAGGTCTTCAAGGTAACAAGCGTTCAGTAATGGCAACCACTCTAGAGAATACCCGCAAGTATCTCGCAGAAAGTGCCACCGCTGGTGCTACATCCGCCGGTAACGTAGCAACCCTAAATCGTGTGATCCTTCCAGTGATCAGACGTGTAATGCCAACCGTTATTGCTAACGAATTAGTTGGTGTACAACCAATGACTGGCCCAGTTGGTCAAATCCACACTTTACGTGTTCGCTATTCTGATACACTTAGCAGAACAACAGGTGGATCTACAACAGCTGGTGAAGAGGCACTAAGCCCATTCAAGATTGCTGAAGGTTATTCTGGTTCAGACGCAGGTAGAGCTTCTGCTACAGCAGCTTTAGAAGGCGTTGCAGGTAGCAAACTAAGCATTCAAATCTTGAAACAAACAGTTGAAGCTAAGACACGTAAGTTGTCAGCTCGCTGGACTTTTGAAGCTGCTCAAGATGCACAAGCCCAACAAGGCATTGACATCGAAGCAGAAATCATGGCTGCTCTTGCACAAGAGATCACAGCTGAGATCGATCAAGAAGTTCTACGTAGCCTATCTTCATTGAGCTCTACTGTATTGACCTATGACCAAGCTGCTGTATCTGGTACAGCAACATTCGTTGGTGACGAACACGCTGCTCTAGCTGTTCAAATCAACCGTGCTGCTAACTTGATCGCTCAGCGTACACGTCGTGGTGCAGGTAACTGGGCAGTTGTAAGCCCAACTACATTGACACTGCTACAATCTGCTACTACCAGCGCATTTGCTCGTACAACAGAAGGTACATTCGAAGCACCTACAAACACCAAGTTTGTTGGTACATTGAACAGCGCAATGAAGATTTATGTTAACACATATGCAGAAAGCGATGATGTATTGGTTGGTTACAAAGGTTCTTCAGAGTCAGATGCAGCGGCATTCTATTGCCCTTACATCCCTCTAATGAGCTCCGGTGTTGTGTTGGATCCATCAACATTCGAACCAGTCGTGTCATTCATGACACGTTATGGTTATGTTGAGTTGACAAACACAGCTTCTTCTCTAGGTAATGCAGCTGACTACCTAGCTAAAGTTGCTGTAACATCCGCTAACCTACGTTTTGCTTAATCAGTAATACGTATAACGCAAGTTCAAAAAGGCTCTTCGGAGCCTTTTTGTTTGACTTAAATATCAGGATGAAAGTAGAATCAGACCAAGATTTTAAAAAACTTCGTGAGCAGTTTACGGCATGGAGGCACCGCTTTCCTATGTTCGTTCACGATGTGCAACGTATTGAAAAAATAATAAATCAACACATTACTGCACACAGTAAAATAATGGTCATGTACAGACAAACTAAAAATCGCAGTTATTTAGAACGAGCACAACAAGAACTCGATACTATCAACACAGTATTAGCCACAGTAGAAAAAATGGAACTGATGAGTCTACTGAGTCGCGGATAAATAAAGAGTCAAGAAGATTTATGCAGAATCCCTCTGCGTAGACCTAGAACGTCATACTAAGGAGAAATCAAATGGGACGTCCATTAAGAAAAGATAAGAACGGTGTTGATGTAATCGGAACACCAGCAACAACTTCGACAGGTATTAGAGTTGAAGCATACTTTGGTGGTGCAGCTTATACTGATGCAACATACAATGCCTCAACTAATTATGCTTATATTGTTAAACAACGTGGTGCAAAAACATTTGTACTAACTAATCAAGCAGGCACTGTAAGAGTCGCATGTGTACTACAATCAGCTATTCCTGATAGTAATAACGAAATGCGCATTAACGGATATATTGGCGGAAACGGTGCTACCCCAACACCTATTGCTAAAATCACTAAGCGTGTAGCAACAGATTTTAATGGTAAACGCTACACATGGCAAATTGTAAACGATTCTACATCTGACTATATTGCGTTAACTGCTGCCTAATTAGGAATAAAGCATGGGACAGTTTCTCAGAGTCAACGGTGACTACAACATTCGAGCAGGCGATGGTGCCAAGATAACACTTGACACTGGACCTGCTGTGAGTGGCGGGTCAGTACGAGTTACTGGTAAT